CTTATCTATTTGGTCGACATTTGGTTTCTGTTCAATGACTTCGCTATGATCAAAACCTAGTTCAAACATAAATTCATCCATTTCGTTTTCACACGGTATACAGGGGAATTGTTTGTCCTTATGTTTATTAACTTCTTGTATCACATACTTGGCACGTGTGAATATGTCCGGTGCCCCTTGCATGATCATTATTTCAGCACCCTGAACATCCTGTTTGATTAAATCAAACTGGGCATCCTTACCAACCAATTCGTCCAAGGTCTGCATCGGCCGAGTCTCGAAATCTTTAAAAATACTAAACACTGTTGATCCTTTGGTGTATGTTACTTTCTTTTTATTTCCCTTGTCAATTTCGCGAAGATACATTTTGATTTCTCTATTGCTATCACCGAGTACAGCGATATGGCATTTGTCAGCAATTTCTTTCAGATGCTTCTCATATTTTGGTCCTGCTTCTATACAGGTGTATTCTGCATCAGGCCATATTGATTTCACCGTCTTTGTCCAGAATCCTATGTTAGCACCTATGTCTAGGATCTTCCTTGGTGTAAACTTGCTCTCCGCTTTGAGTTTTTTTAGATATTCGTACATCATGTTTTACAATAAACAATGTCAGGCCATGTTTTAATTAATACCTTGAACCCTAAGGATTTAAGGTGTTCCTCGATATCTCTTTTACTGCTACCGTACCTTTCACTGTTGCCATTCAATTCGATCATCAAGTATTCAACGTTTTCTAAAGTTTTTTCCGCACCTTTGAGAACTTCCATTTCAAGACCTTCGACATCTATCTTAATTAAATCTATAGCATTGTATCCTAAAGAATCTAATTTGTTAATTTTTGTTTCTCCGTTTTCTAGTAACACTCTGGTATTTTGAGTGGCACTTTCTTCTGTCAACTTTACATACCCATCTTCGTTGCCTAGTGCTTGGTTGTATGATTCAATATTATCATATGCACTAATATTCCTTGCAAGACAGCCATAATGTAAATTATTAGGTTCATAGCAATGAATTTTTTTTGCATACTGTCTCATAGATAATGTCCATGTACCGCACCATGCTCCCACGTCAACTATTAGATCAAACTCCTTCCCTTGTCCCTTGCACCAGTCTGTAAATCTATTGAGGCAGGTGTCCTGCATATAAGGATATCCTTTCTCACGCCATTGTTCTATCTGTGCATCAGTAGACGGAACCCATAGACCATCGGAAAGTTGTTCTATGCTCACAGTAGTCCCTTGTCCATTAATATTTCTACTGCTGTGCCGTTTTCAAACTCCTCGGGTGTGAACTGTTGATAGGCAAGGCTGTACAGCCATGGTTCAGGTCCCCCGTAGTAAGGATTCTCTATGTCTGCTAGTTCCACGTTTCCTACGTCCACCGCGAAACTCTTGTTGTCACAGAACACAGGTATTCCCTCACACATGGCCTCCACGGCTACTATACTGCAACTGGTAACGACACACCATGCTTCTTTGAGATCCTCGGATAGGGGTACTTTCGCTTCACTTGGTCCTGATGTACCCCTGCCCCTAGGCTTGTGTCGAAGTCGGATAGGTCTGTCAGTGTATCTCTTGATCTGTTCTATGGTCTCGTTTGTCCAGTCTGGACGATCGAGGTAGTTGTGTATGCCTTCACTACTAGGACACACTAAAACGTATTTGCCGGCAAAGTTTGGTGCTTTGATCTTCATTCCAAACTTCTCAAATCTGTCCGCCTTGCAATTTTTAATATAAGGAACATGTATGGCATTCTTGCACACACGCCAATAATGATTGTCAGGTTTTAGATTGTTGTTGTCAAATCTTCCAAAGTAAGGGGTGTCGGTGAACCAGTAGTTGTGGTTACGTGCTTCCAACTTCTTGACCATTTCTCTGTTGTTGCCAACGAACCCCCAGAACATGCTGTTGCTTACAGGATCTGTTTCAGTTGCGTTGTCTAATTTTGTTATCTGATCAGGCCATGACTTCTCGACACCGTTGAACACTTCCCATGCTTTGCTGTTCTTGTTACTAAATGGTGCGTAGATTGTTATCATCTATAAATTCCATAAGTTGTTCAGCCCACTGCCTGTGACCTTCTGCAGATGGATGAGGATCACTTTTACTGCTTATCATTCCTTTGTCTAAAATAAATTCGTATTGACTGAGATTAGGGCTAAAAAATCTATTCATGTTTATGGAGTCTTTGATAATTTGGAAATCAAACATGTCAGACCCAAAATCATTTGGCAGAGAATTGTACATCACATATGGTATTTTCTTCCTTTCAAAATAGTTTTGCAGATCAAAAACACTATCCAAGAATCTCATTGTCATGTTATTTTCAATATCCCACCCTGTGTTTTTCCTTACGAAATCAACATTGTCTAGAGTTTTCCAGGTACGCCATGTAAGGTTAGTTCCGGGCATCCTGCCTTTTTTATGTCCGTCGTTGGTAACGTAGTCATTTCGGCTGGCACTGGACCAACCTATGACAGCGAAGTGCTTATCACGTTTGTGACGTTCCAACCACACCTTGGTGGTGAAACTAATCCTGTCATTTCCTCTGCCGCCCATAGCAAAGTTGACCAAAGGCATGTTATATTTTTCTGCAAGTATTTTCGTGGTAAATGTGTCAACACCGTCTTTGGGACGACTTGTAAGAAAACTGCAACCATTTGAAAATAAAAACATAGTAGTGTATTATAACATAATTATTAATTAAATGTTAGCAAAAAACATAAACTCGCTGAAGTATTTCCTCAATCGTTGGGAAACAGTAGACCCCGAGTACGACTACACAGTACCGTACCATCCAGCGATTGATCCGCACTTCACAAGTTTACCAACATTTGTGGCGGAGTTTCATAATTGTAAAGTGCATACGTGTCCGTTGTTGTTAACTAGGGAAAATAAATTGATAACGGAACATGTGTGGAAACTGACCCACAAGAGCAGACACAAGCCACACAAGAGCCACAAGCTCTGGACCGAGTGGGATGACCATGTGGATTTGGATTTACCACCTGCTACTGAATTTTTCCATGAGAGAGACACATACGTGTGGTTACCAGTGGACGACGACAGTAAAGGAAATCCATGGCACATCTGGATCGATGTCATATCCAAGTTTAGACTATTAGAGAAAAGGTGGTCAACGAACTTCAGTAGGTACTGTTTTATATTGGCAAATCACAGTCCGTATTTTGAAAAAGTTTGTAAAGAACTTTTCCCGGGCGTCAAAATAGTCGTGATGAAAAAAGGTGAGACATGGCAATTCAAACATCTCATAGTACCAAGCATGAGTAATGTAAGGGATGGGGTCACAACTCCGGCACTTGCCCCGTGGTTACGACATTTCAAAGGATTGACTAATATCAAAGGAGTCAAACCCCATCGGAAGATAGTTGTGCTGAGGCCCGGTGCCAAGACTAGGAGAATGTTAAATTCCGACGAGTTACTCCTGAAACTGAAAGGGTGGGAGACCGTCACACTAGAGAACCTGAGTATAAGGGATCAAATAAAAACATTTGCAGAAGCATCACACGTGCTGGCGGCACACGGAGCAGGCATGGTCAATCTGTTATGGTGTCAGCCTGGGACCAAGGTCATAGAGATCCAAGACAGGAACATGCTACACAAGAAAGTATATCCATTACTATCGCACAATCTAAACCTGGAACATAAACTTTACCTGGCAGATGTTGTAGAGATACCACGTGAGAAAGGAAACAAATTACAAGGTGTGAAAAGATTCAGTGACATGATTAACTTTAAGATAAACATACCAGAGATTATGGAGCACCTAGAATGAACCTCTCAATACTACAGAAGAAGCCTGAACTAATACTAGAACCTTACCCACATTTTGTGATCGAGGACGCACTGCCGAAGGACGTATACGATCAACTTGAGAGTGAATGGCCGGAACAACAACTGCTGTCCACGGAGCCATTTGATGCAGGTATATGTTATAGATTAAAAGCGGACGAGATGTTAAAGCCCAAAAAAGTTTCCAATTTATGGAAAGAATTCACAAAATACCATACTTCGATCGAGTTTTACAAAGAGATGATCCAAGTGTTTGGGAAGTATGTTCCACATGTTGAAGACCTAACATTGAGTCCGAGAGGATGGGATAACGGCAATGATAAAATAGGAACTGACTGTCAGGCGGTTATGCATAAACCAATTAACTTCAGTTCGAGGACTGCACACATAGATAATCCTAGAGAGATATATGCGGCTCTCCTGTACATGCCTTACATGGATGATAAGAGCACCGGAGGTGACTTTCAAATACACGAAACACATGATAACATTTTGGAAGTGAATAAAAACGGCGGGAGAGAAGTAAATGAAAAAGCAGGAAAAGTTGTCAAGACAGTTCCTTATAAACCCAACACATTAGTTGTATTTTGCAACAATTCAACAAGGTGTGTACACAGTGTATCCTCTAGAAAAGATGCCGTGCTACACAGAAGGAGCGTTAATATAATTGCTGAATTTAACAGAGCCGCCAAATGTAAAATGTTTGAAGTAAAGGAAAACAGGAAGTAATGCTGTCAGGTATACACACTACTAAACCACGTACACAACGGTATGTAGATGCATTTGTTAATGGTTCGGGCAAAGGAAGGATTTATCAATTTCGTGACCTGAAAGGGTTACCTAAAGAAATTTTGACCATGTACGGCATACTGGCAGGATCAGGTGAAGTTTATAAATGGTGCGAGAAGGATAAAAGAGATTTTTATTTCATGGATCACGGATATTTTACAAATGCACATGACAGTCCACACTGGTTACGTATAACCAAGAACAAACACTGTCAGAATATATTACAACAGAGACCCACAGACAGGTATGAGAAACATTTCAAAAGAGATATCAAACCATGGAACAAGGGTAAGAAAATCCTTGTCCTACCACCGACCAATGCAATAGCGAACTTCTTTGATGCCACCGACTGGTTGGACAACACAGTGAAGATCCTTAAACAGAACACTGACAGAGAAATAGACGTAAGGGAAAAACCATACAATCCAACAATTGAAATTGATCATGTTGGTGCAACGGTAAAAGTGGACAGGCCAACTGTACACAAGGGCAATATCAATTGGGGCGATTACCATGCAACAGTGACCTACAACTCCAACACCATGGTGGCCAGTTTGACTAACGGAGTACCTGTGTTCTGTGATCCAGAGAACAGTGCGGCCGCACCCATATCGGAAACAGATTTCACAAAAATAGAAACACCTAAATATGGAGACAGGATTGCATTATTCTCAAGTCTAGCGTATAATAATTGGACACTACAAGAAATGGCCAATGGAACAGCATGGAGAATGTTAAATGAAAGTTGAGATATTTAGAAGGACAGTGAAGGATCGTAGACGTGGCAACAGTTACGAGTTGCTTTACCATCTCAAGGAAGGCATAGAGGCCGTGGGCGATGAAGCAGTCATGGTCAATGAGAACAGGTCCGGACCAACCGTGGAAGGCGAGATGACTCCCACTGCACCCATGGCGGCAATGTTTGGCTATGGTGGCGACAAGCAGATGCATCACACTAAAGGCAGACGTAGGGAACTTGCCAATAATTGTAGGGAAAAGAAAATTCCATTGATAACATTTGATGGAGGACTTTTATCTAGTTTTGGTAATGTGTCAACATCACCTGATCATCATTTCAGGGTTTCTTTGTACACACCAATGAACGACGGTGACTTTCTATCTGACAACAGTCCAAGCGATCGTTGGGAAATGATGGTGAAAAAATTCAAAGTGAAGTATGAACCATGGAGGAAGTCTGATCAAGACGATCCCATAATATTCGTACTGCAACCAAAAGACAACTGGAGCATGAACGAACTAGATCCCATAGAGTGGTTCAACAAAGTTTATGAAAAGTTAAGACCTGCCACAGGTAGAAAATTTATAGTCCGGCCGCATCCAAATCATGTCGCATCCATTGTCGCACGAAAGGATGACTTTCCAGAGGATGTGGAACTACAGTTTACACAAAAACATTTTGCTGGGGACGAAAAGAAATTTTATAGATTCCATTTTCAAGAAGCAATAGCAAATGCACACGCCGTGGTTACACACAACTCCACTGCTAGTGTTGACAGTTGCATAAGGGGGATACCAACTTTTTGCACATCAGATCTTGCACTGTGTTGGGACGTGTGTAACAAGGACCTTATGGATATAGAAACACCCAAGAGGCCAGACAGGACACAGTGGGTGAACGACCTAGGATATAAACTGTGGAGCATACAAGAGATAAGAGACGGCACAGTTTACAAAAGGTTCAAATCAAAACTGGGTCTGTAATGTGCGGCATATACGGTATCACGGACAAAGATCCCGAATTTATAAAACAATATATCGAAATATGTAAACACAGAGGGCCCGACGGATCAGACATATGGACAAGTGACCATGTTACACTTGGTCATAATCTACTGAGCATAATGGCCGAGCCAAACAAATCCCAACAGCCATGGAAGACCCCAAAAGGCAATAGGCTTGTGTACAATGGAGAAATTTTTAATTACAACGAACTTGTAAAAAAATACAAAAATTTTACAAATTCCACAGGGTGCGATACAGAATTGTTAGCATGGGGACTGGACGAACACGGAATAAATTTTATTAATGAGATCGATTCCATGCATGGCTTTGCCTATTACGACCTGCAAAGAAACACAATCACCTTGAGCAGGGATCATGCGGGCATTAAACCATTGTACTACGCAGAAATAGACAAAGGTCTTGTGTTTGCATCAGAACTGAAAGGCATGCTCGACATTGTGCCCAACGCCCGAACACTTGATAATCTTGCCTGTAGTATGATGACCAGGACCGGCACGAATCCGTTGAGAAACACCATGTTCACAAATATTAAAAAAGTTTTGCCGGGCGAAACCATTGTGTATGATTTAAAAATGAGAACTTTGAACTGTGCTAAAAGAATATACATCAAACCGAATGCTGATAAAGATTACTCAAAAAATGAACTCAAAGAAATGTTTGCTCAGACAGTAAGGCAGTGTGCCATAGGGCAAAGGAAAATTGGAGTGTTTTTGAGTGGTGGTTTAGATTCTTCAGTCGTGGCCTATGAACTACAACAACTAACGAACAGTGTAAACACTTTCACAAACAGAATTACCCCAGAAGTACGGGCAGATGAAGATTTCAACAGCGATTCAAAAGTAGCAAAAAGATTTGCATCCGAACAAAATTTTAATCATCATGATGTTGTTATATCACCGTCCGAATATCTATCAGCGTGGCAAGATAGTGTATGGTACATGGAACAGCCAAACTACAATCCAAGCAACCCAATGTATTGCTACACAAACAAGTATCTAGCAGATAATGACATAGTAGTTACGTTGGCAGGAGACATGGGCGACGAACTGCTTGGTGGATACCCAAAATATAAAAACTTATATCATAGCGAAGACAAACCAAACTCCTGGAGGGAACTTTTACAACTATGGCTAGAAAGGGTTAAAAAAGGCAGTTATGTGTTGACAGGGCAACCAATCAATGATGAGACACTCCTAGACGAACTTGAAGAATGTTACAGTGACGAACTGTGGAATCCGTCCGACCCGACTGCATCATACATGGCCTTGGATTGTGTTGCACAGGTCCCAGAATCATTTTTCGCACGAAACGATTACTATGGCATGGCATACGGAATGGAGGGTAGATTTCCCTTGGCATCAAAAAAATTCATGCAGTATTGCTTGAACATCAAATCAAAACACAAGTTTAAAAACAGCACCAAAGATATTGTAAAGAAAGCATACGAAAAATTTTTACCTGGATACATCGTCAACAAAGAAAAAACAGGATGGACAGTACCGATCGGGTATTGGTTGATGGATAATGTTAGTGACCACTTGACCAGTGTCTACGATCAAGAGATAGGCAAGGAAAGACTTCAATCACAAGGAAGGTCACAGAAAGCAGGCAAACGTTTGATGCCGGAGTGGCAAGTAAAAAACTGGAAGGAAAAATATCAAATTAAATAAAGTCATGCCCACACTAGCAGTAATAACAACTTTTCCGCCAAACAGATGGACAGCATATGCTAAAAGGATGTTGGAGAGCCATATTCGATTCTGGCCCGACAATGTTACCCTGTATGCATACCACGAAGGAGAGAAACCAACACTGGAACATCAAAAGATAAAATTTATCAACATAGAAGACGCCAATCCTGAACTAATAAAATTCAAGCAGAGACACAAGGACGATCCTGTGGCCAACGGCGAAGTGGATGAAATACCGGGCGGTGTGCGGAGAGATCCCCACGCAGGGAAAAATGACAGGGGCAAAGGTTCTTACCTATGGGACGCTGTGAGATTCGCACACAAGACCTTTGCAGTGGATCACGCGATAAAAACAATCAACACAGATTATGTTTTATGGTTAGATGCCGACACATACACATTCAGGCCAATCACAACGGAGTTTGTTACTGGGCTACTGCCCCAAGACAAGCTCGTGAACTTCTTGGGGAGGGGTGAAAAATATCCAGAATGCGGGTGGGTGTGCTACAACAAGAAGCATCCAAAAATCACAGAGTTCATGCAGTACTGGACAGACCTTTACACCAAGGACACCATATTCAAAGAGTTGGAATGGCATGACAGTTATCTGTTTTGGCAATGCCTAAAACGTATCGCACCCAACGACGGGGTGGACATAGGCATTGGTGCAGGAGCCAAGGGAAACCACGTGTTCATCAACAGCGTGTTGGGAGCGTATGTGGATCACATGAAAGGCAAAAGGAAGGTTAAAGGCAAAAGTAGCAAGAGTGACTTGCGTGGTGGCAGGCACGAGGACTACTGGAAGAACGTGGAAAACTACGATCCGTTCAGTGGTGTGAAGTTTGATCCCAAGCAGGCAGACGACATAGTAAGCAAGGTAGCCAAAGGAAAGCAGGGCAACTGATGAGGATAGAAGCATGGCCCATGCATGGCCCATTGAACAGCAAAGACATCTTCGCAAAATTCATAAAGTCCATGCAGGACTCGGGAGACGAAGTACATGTCGACAAGGAAACTAACGGTGACGTAGCAGTCATTTGGAGTGTACTGTGGCAAGGCAGGATGCGAAACTACAAACAGATTTGGCAAAGATACAGACAAGCAAATAAGCCAGTGATAGTGCTAGAAGTGGGTGGAATAAGAAGGAACAAAAGTTTTAAGATTGCAATCAACGGTGTGAACAGGAAAGCAGATTTTGCCAATCAAGATGTGGACAATACTAGATGGCCATTGTTTAATCATGTATTCAAGCCATGGAAACAAACAGGCGACAACATACTCATCTTGGGACAACACGATGCTTCTGAACAATGGAACGGTATGCCTGGTATGAACATTTGGTTTGAACAACAAATAAATGAAATTAGAAAACACACTAGCAAACCTATACAAGTTAGACCCCATCCCAGGAATCCTATAAGTTTTAATTTTAAAAAATATAAAAATGTAAGCATAACAAATCCTGTAATGGACAGTAACACCATAGATGACACCAACTTCAAAGACACACTGGAGGACGCTTGGGCTGTGATAAATCACAGTTCTAATCCTGCGATAGAGGCTGTGATCAACGGTATACCTGTGTTTGTATCTGAGGATAGCCTGTGCCATGACGTTGGCAATCATTCTCTAGCCAACATCAATGATCCTAAAATGCCTGATAGACAAGAGTGGGCAAACAAGTTGTCATACACTGAATGGTTTGAAGATGAGATAGAAAAAGGATTACCATGGCAGAGAATCAAAAATAGAATTACCACAAATTATCTATGAATACAATCTCAGAAATCACATGGAAGCCATACGATGGAGAGATTGTAAACACAAATCTCATCATACGTAAAGGTAAAAAGATACAAGAAACTGCTTTCTTCGAAGATAAGGTAAAAGCAGTTCCAAAGGGCAATGCCTACTGCATAGGGAACGGTCCTTCACGTAAAGGTTTTGATCTAAACAAACTTAAGGCCACAGGACAGACTTACGGATGTAATGCATTGTACAGGGATTTCATGCCCGACTTCATATTTTCCGTAGACACTAACATGTCAATGAAAATGGTAGACGACGAGGTTGGGTTGAAGACCGTACACTACGCTCCTGCCTTACAGGCAAATAGGAAAGAAAGCAAAGGAATGATACACCTCATACCTAACAATCCAAACTGGATATCAGGCAATGTCGCATTCTGGACTGCAGGAGTGCATGGGCACCGAAACATCTACCTCATAGGATATGACTTCAGGGAGTACGGCAAGGGAGAGCTAAACAACATTTACCAAAACACCGACAATTATGGCGAACGTAATGATGATAAAATATTTGATGGATGGTTAAAGCAGTTTCGCGATATGTTGAAGATGAGACCATACGTGAACTACACTGTAGTGCATGACAATCCACCGGAATATTTGAACTATCTACAGACAGGCACAGATCTAGGTAACAGTCGAATCATGAGTTACAAAGAGTTTGAAGAAACTGTGTTAGCCAGTTCTTGATAGAGTCAGTCCAGCACTTTTAAACTTATTTTTAAAAGAATAAAAGTTTGCATTGTGATTCGAATAAGGATCTTTAAGCACGGTCATCTGATATAGATGTACCATCTCATGAGCCAAAGTTTCTACGAAGTCCCGGAATGTTGGATACTTGGTATGTATCTCTATCGCAAAACTAACATCAGTCTTGTCATATGGTATCACACTTTGATCGTATGTACCTTTCTTGCATTTCCTATTATCCCAATTGGCCCAACATCTGCCCCAGTCATTGGTCATCCTTACCAAATACATCGGAACGGCAGGCAACTGATTACCAAACAATCCCTTGTTGAGATGCTTGAACCAGGTTACAACTATTGAGTGTGTGGGTCTGAAGTTTCTTGTGTTCTTTCGCATAGTCAGAGTATTTTCCAACCTGATCTTCAATTGTTTCCTGACTGTGACAGTCTTCTTACTGGTTTTTTTCATGGTTGACTATATTACCAAGTATGCTATAATATACTAATAATTATCAATATTACCAGGTTTAAAAATGCACACAGATTTGCCAAAAACAATTAACGAAGCACTTAAAATACTAGCATATAATGATTATTTCTGGGCGAATCCTTCAATGATAGGAAATACAGCCGTAATCAAGCCACACCCGAAAGACTACGAAACTGTGAGATCGCTGGCAGAGTCACAATACGCCTGGACAGAGAAACAGGCCAGACTGGCATTGGTGATATTGAAAAGATACCTAACCAAGTTCCAGGCCCATGGCATGGACATCAAGAAGTTATTAGACAATCCAGAATATGAAGACGACTTCCGTGTGATCAGTTTTGACAAGGTCATCGAGAAGTACACGGACGATGACAACGTTGACAGGATCGAGATGAGATTCCCGTACCATAAGAAAGTGATACAACTGATACGTTGCATGAAAGACAAACGTGACTTGCCTGGAATGTATGCCTTGTACGACGGTGAGAAGAAGAAGTGGAACTTCCAACACAGTGACGTCACTGCCTACTACCTGACCTTGATAGCAGTGAGATATGATTTCAAATTCACGGACGACAGTCTACTCAACGACTATGAAGAGATCAAAAAACAAGTAATTGGACATCGTAGGCCCACAGCACGATTGGTCGCTGGGGAGGTGGTATTAGATAATGCACCAGAATCTTTACAAGAATATTGGAATGAAAATCTCAAGGACAAGCCAGCGTTGACACAAGTGGACTCGTTAAAGAATTTTGACATATCGACAAACGGAATAGATATTCCAGCAGATACCATGATAGGCCACAAGATAGCACACAATAATTACCACAAGTTATGGATCGACTCCAACGGCTTCTCCAAGAACGATGTTGTAAAAGGTCTTGTTGAATTGAACTGTTTCCCATTGATCATGCCAGTGAGTGGTGACATACACATGGAGGATGACGTCAAAGATTTCTGGGAATGGATGAATGCATTCAAGGCACACGGTGTTGACCTGTTGAATGAATGCAGTTGGGGATTTGATGTGAAAGAACCCATATTCAAGAAGGACCTAGAACGTTTCAACAGCGAAAGGACATATCTGTTGGACAATCAAAAATCAAAAGAATTCTTTGAGAACCTTTACGAGTTGCATCAAATGAGTAAACAGTTCAAATTGATCAACGATCAAACAAAAATTATCTTTGTCAGGAATAGAATACCAAGGGCATTAATTAAAAGCAAAGTTAAGCCAAAAGCATCACTGGTTGGAATAGGCGGTGGTTATTATGCCACGGGCACGGACAACTTGAAAAGAATGCTTGAAAATCTTCCAAAAAAGTTGTATTATAGTGATCACCAACCGAGTAGTTGGGATTGGCATGATCACATAATAGTGAAACTTTAAAATGAGCAGTTGTAAACTAGTAATAAAAGATGAAGTGAACGTGAAGTTCGAGAACCTAAGCCTCGAATGGCGTAAGAGGCTCTCCAATAAATTCAAATACGAAATACCATATGCAAGACATCTACCAGCAGTGAAGTTGGGCAGGTGGGACGGCAAGGTGTCATTTTTTGGGTTAGGTGGTACCACATATCTAAATCTAGTTGACCAAATACTTCCCATACTGGACGAGGGCGGAGTTTACATAGATGTTGAGGATAAAAGGGAGCAACACAACTTTGAATTCAAACAAGTAGACAAAAATTACCTATCACACATAACCTGGCCGGAGAATCATCCAGCGGCGGGACAGCCAATCGAATTGAGAGATTATCAAGTGGAAACAATCAACAAGTTCATCGAGCATCCACAAAGCATACAAGAGATAGCCACCGGTGCGGGTAAGACCATAATCACAGCGGCCTTGTGCCAACTAGTCGAACCGTATGGAAGGACACTGACCATCGTACCAAACAAGAGTCTTGTCACACAGACCGAAGAAGATTTCCTTGCTTGTAACCTAGATGTGGGCGTGTACTACGGTGACAGGAAGGAACTGGGCAGGTTCAACACAATAGCAACATGGCAATCATTAAATGTATTGGAGAAGAAAAGCAAGGACGAACACACCACAGATTTCCTAGAGGCAATACAAGGAATCAACACAGTGATAATTGACGAGGTGCACATGGCCAAAGCAGATGTGCTGAAGAGATTACTGACAGGACCATTCGCACACTGTGGCATACGTTGGGGTCTCACCGGAACTGTACCAAAAGCAGATTATGAATTTATGGGATTGAAATGTAGCATAGGTGATGTGTCAAACAGGATACAGGCCAGTGAACTGCAAGACAAAGGTGTACTAGCGAACTGTCACGTGAATGTATTACAGACACAAGATCATCCACAGTTCAAAACGTACGGAGAAGAATTAAAGTGGCTGACCACAGACAAGACCAGGATGAAATGGGTTGCCAACACAATCAAAGACATATCAAGTTCGGGCAATACACTGATACTTGTGGACCGGATATCTGCAGGGGAGATCTTAGAAGAACAGATCGATGACGCAGTGTTCGTGTCTGGGTCAACTAAAAACACAGACAGGAAGGAACAATATGATGAAATATCTACTGCAACAAATAAAGTTATTATCGCCACATATGGAGTGGCCGCTGTTGGTATTAATATTCCTAGGATTTTTAATCTTGTTCTCATAGAGCCAGGCAAATCATTTGTCAGGGTCATACAGAGCATAGGACGTGGGATTAGGAAAGCAGAAGACAAGGACAGTGTACAGATATGGGACATTACCAGTTCTTGCAAGTTTGCGAAAAGACACTTAGGAGCAAGGAAAAAGTTTTACAAAGAGGCCAATTACCCGTATAATATAGAAAAGATAAATTATGAAAATCCTTACACTGGATAACAGAACATACAAGTTAGAGAAGATACCGGAATGGGTTGATGAGAAGTTACGATTCGCAGTACTGGACAATTCAGATCCTGCTAATCCTGATTTCTTTTATATACCTCTGATATTCCTAGAGAGCTTCAACGCCCCAGCCGCCGTGCTAGAAATCGGACCATACAAGATAAAGATGCCATTGGATTGGAAGATGCTGATAGGTGAGGCGGGTCAATCCGAGATGCATGTGTTACCAATCACAAGTCTCAACGACAGAGGATTTGATGCTTTCACATTCAATCCGTTATCTAGTCCCAAGCCAGATTTCTATCCAATAGACGTAGTAGACATATACACAGAAGTGAAATGGTATTTCCCCAAGATCAAATCAGGACAGATGTTGGCGGTGCCATTGAACAATGGTCCAAAGCCCATGTGCGCCTACTTCGTTAAGGACATCTCGAGACAGTGTGAACAAGTGGACTATGGCTCTGTCTGGTAGAAAAACAATAACGATTGACGCACCAATACTGATAACCAGTAACAAGATTGCTGTGTGGATGGACGAAGACTGGATGTATAACTTCTTTGACTTCATGAAGAAACACAAATTCCAATTTTCAGGTTTACAACACAAGAACAAGAAACTAAAATTAACATTTGCAACAGCGAAAGATTGTACAATGTTTGCACTAAAATATGCCAGCAGAAAAAAATAGAAAATTTTTTGATCTAAGGAACGGACTCAAGGCCGTTGACTTTAGGAACAAGGACTACTTCGACAGGATCGACGACAAGGAGAAATCACTGTACTCACCCTACATGCTGATGAGATACGTTTCCAGCGTGTCATCTAAGGATCCGTTCTACGTGGAACACTACGTAGAGATGGTCAACGAGTGTGTGAACAAACACTGCTTCACGCTAGGCAAACACAAGAAACTGTTATGGATACTGACCGCCATGTGTGGTGCAGAGACACAGCAGTTCCATCCATGGCTGAAACCAATGAAGCGTGTACCCAACAAGAGTCTTAAGAAACTGCAGGCCATATACCCAACATGGAAGGAAGCAGACCTAGAGACGCTAGACAAAGTAATAACTGACAGAGAACTAGAGGAACTGATAGAAGCACATGGCATCGACAAATAAATGCACATATTGTGGCAAGGAGTTTGCCAAGGAACGTACACTGCAAGTGCATCTGTGCGAACCTAAGAGAAGGTATCTTCAACGTGATGAGAAATGGGTAGTGAATGCATTCATGGTATTCCAGAGATTCTATCAGATACACCAACACAACTCCAAAACAAAAACATACGACGATTTCGTCAAGAGTTCATACTACAACGCATTCGTTAAGTTTGGTAGATTCATCATGCATATCAATCCGCTATATCCTGAAAAATACATTGATTATGTGCTACGGTCAAAAGTCAAACTAGATCACTGGGCGAGGGATGACCTCTATGAAATGTACTTGATCGAGGCCATTAAGTCAGAGCCGGTCGAGGCCGCACTACAGAGAAGCATTGCGACCATGATGGACTGGGCTACAGAACAGAACGCACAGTGGTCAGACTACTTCCGACTCGTGAACAAGAACAGGGCAGTGCAACACATACAACAAGGCAAGATAAGTCCATGGTTGTTGCTAGGTTGCAACGCAGGGAAAAGGATGTTAAAATCATTTAATGACGAACAATTACAGATGATAGAAAGATTCATTAACACAAGTTTCTGGCCAAGCAAATTGAAGAGCTATCCTGCTGATCACATGCTGGTACAGGACACAGCAAGGGAGGCAAAGATTGTCTAAGATAGATTTAGAAGTGTCTGACAACTTAGAGTTTGACGACGGCGACTGTGCTGTGATAATCAAAGAAGACGGGTCTGTAGGCAGAGTCATAATGCCAAAAGTTAACAAGGATATGTTGAAAACAGAAGGATACAAGAAACTGCTTGATGTATTGGAAGTGCTACAACCAGGATCACGTGATAAGATGATCGAACATGCAGAAAAAGAAAAAGGAAGTGTACACTAATGCCTGACGTTGACATAGACTTCTTTGATAGAGACAACACATTAAAGTTATTCAAACACACACCAGCATCAATGATCAAAGACGGCAAGTCCGAGAAACACAAAACTGGAGTTTACTTCCATGCAGTACCGGAACACCCTGTTACAGGACATGCATCATTGGATTACAAGCAGGCGGAGGATCGAGGATACTTCAAGATCGATTGCTTGAATGTCAACATATACAAAGACGTCAAGTCTGAACAGGAACTTGTTGAACTAATGATACATGAACCAGACTGGGACATGTTAAAAGATCCTAAGGTAGTAGAAAATCTTTTCCACCTAAATGGTCATTACAACATAGTGTCTAAACTTGAACCAAAGACCATAGAACAACTTGCGGCCGTGTTAGCCATTATACGTCCTGCTAAACGTCAGTTGATGTACAAGGACTGGGTAGACATAATGAAAGAAGTGTGGATCAAACCCACAGACGGCAGTTACTTCTTCAAGAAATCACACGCTGTGGCATATGCACAGGCCATAGTGGTACAGATGAATTTGATAACAAAAGATAAATATAATTTTAGTGTACAACAAGACAAATAAAAAACTCACTAAAAAATCCAAACCCACTGTAGTAGACCTATCCAATGATGGACCGTTCTCGGTTGTGTCGTTATCAAAGTTTCTCACCGACTACTGGAAGATCAAAGCCAAAAACACCTGGAAGATACTGAACAAAGAAGGCCAATTGGATGCCCGTTGGATCAAACAGGAACTGCCCTACTGGCAAGATCTGTGGAAAGCACGTGGTATAAAAATAAGATGGGATCGTAGACAGCGATCTTTTTTTTTGACTACTGTTAAGTAGGTCTTCGGACTAATTGGATAGTTCTTCTTTTCAGCCGTTTCTTCGAAATTTCAGAAAGTTTTACTGTGGGACCGTGTAAAATCTCTACATCCTTGGAATTTAATGTTACCAATGTTGATCTAAAGTAACGAAATTCTCCCTTAAGAAATATGTTGATTGGTAACTTACGATTGGACTCGTGCCACCAAGTCTCCCCACATTTAAGAAACTTCATTTTGTCCTGCGGCATCATAAGCCTGCCGTAATCGTAGAAACTGATCACATTTGCATCCTCGTTCTGCACTATGCCCACATACTCCAAGTCGCCCTTTTTAATCAGGCTCAGGAACGGGAACTTGTCTCTCAGAGTGTTAAAAATTTCGTTCATTTTATATCTATAAATACTGTTAAATATGTATTATGCAAACAGTACAAAGGTATTTAATAAATCAGTTGGTAATAGCCTACATAAGTGGTTATCATGGAAGGAACTCAAAAGTGTACGATAGACGACTAACACTGCACAGAGGGGTATCGAACCCGATCACATTCACGTTCAAGAACGAGGATCAGAAGGCACAGGACATCACTTCCAAGACCTACGAGTTCAATATGATCGATTCTGAGAGCAAGAAAGCAGTTCTTACAAAGACACTGAGCATATTAGATGACGGATCTACTGTAAGCACAAAAGGTGATGCAAGTTGCACGATCACAGAGGGAGACCTATTACCGCTGGATGCCAAGTTCTATAACTTCTCTGTACGTGAAGTCAAATCAGACGGTAGCAGAGAGATCACTTATTCAGACACAGGATACGCGGCCGCTGGCACAATAGAATTGCTAGACGGTGCATATCCAGAATTTGTTGCAAGTACTAGTGTATCAAGTTTCACAGCAGTGGGCGGACCACTGGCACACACATCAGGATCAATAGATTCCAGACCAGGCATCAACAACAACAAGGCACTGCACACTATCGCAGTGTACACTAAAAACTTCTCAGGTGCATTGAGGGTGCAGGGCACGATGAGTGCTTCACCGAGCAACACCGATTACTTTGATATTACCATGGAAGATGCAGGATCCACTACGAATACTTTCTCAAATTCTACAACAGTATCCAACTTCAACTTCACAGGTGTTTACCATAGTGTGAGATTCAGTTGGGGCAACGACAGTGGTAACACTGGCGTGATTGACAAAATCCTATATAGACAGTAAAATAGTATAGATTATGAATCTTATACAGAATACAATTCTGACTAGTCTTCCTGCGAACAGAAAGAAAACCCCAAGCGGATGGATCAGTTTCAACGCACCCTGTTGTGTGTACAATGGTGAGACCGCTGACAAGAAGAAACGTGGGGGACTGATGACCAGTGCGGATGGCACTGTCAGTTATCATTGTTTCAACTGTGGATTCAAGGCCAGTTATGTGATAGGACGTAAACTGACCTACAAGATGAGACAGTTCATGGGATACATAGGCATACCTGAGGACACCATACGTAAGTTGGCCATAGAGGCCATGCGTGAGGAAGAAGGAGATGTCAAGTACGAGAAGAAGAAATTCGTTACATTCAAGAACAAGACGTTGCCTAAGGATACACACAAACTGGATGTGTGGTTAGAAAAGTATGTGGCTAACGATCTAACTGAACAGCAATGGAAGAAAATCGACGGACTACTGAAATACTTGGAAAGCAGGGGCATAGGCGCCGACTGGTATGACTTCATGTACTCACCTGACAAAGTGTGGGACGTGAATCAGAGATTGTTGATACCATTCTATTGGAGAGGTGAGGTAGTTGGATTCACGGGCAGGATGTTCGAGCAATCAGACAAAGTAAAATATTACACGGACGTACAGCCTGGGTATGTGTTCAACATGGACGCACAGGATTGGACCAGGAAGTTCGTGATAGTAACAGAAGGACCATTTGATGCTATTACCGTTTCTGGTGTGAGCATACTGGGATCGGAGATAAATGACACACAGCGAGAGTTGATTGATGGTCTTGGTAGACAGGTAATTGTTGTGCCAGACAGAGATGCTCCCGGACAAAAATTGGTAGACCAAGCAACAGAATTTGGCTGGAGCGTCGCTTTTCCAGAATGGGACAAAACGGTTGGTGATGTATCGGATGCTGTACAAAAATATGGACGACTATTTGTGCTACAGTCTATCTTGAAAACAACAGAAACAACAAAATTAAAAATCGATCTAAAAAGAAAAATGTATGGTTAGTTTTCACGTAGAGGCAACGAGTAAATGCACATTAGAATGTCCTTTGTGTGACAGGACTTGGTTTTACAACACGTTCAAGAAACGTTTACTACACGAAGTTGATATTGATGCACTTGTAAATTTTATTACACCAAATCACACTGTCAATTTTTGTGGTAATAACGGGGATCCTATATACCATACTAATTTTTTAGAATTATGCAGTAGGTTGAAAAATAATAACTGTGAATTGTCAATTACAACAAATGGTTCAAGTAAAACCGCACAATGGTGGGAAAATTTAAACAACATACTAGGCACGAAGGATGAGATCATATTTTCAATAGATGGACTGGAAGACACAAATCATATCTATAGGAAAAATGCTAAGTGGAAAACAATCATGAACGGTATAGAAGTTTTCAAAAAAAGCAAGACACGTAAGTGTAGACTAACATGGAAATACATCGTTTTCAAACACAACGAGCACCAGATCGAACAAGCAAAAAAATTGTGTTTCAAATTAGGGTTTGACGCATTCAAATTAGAGCAAAGCGATAGATGGCTTGATAACAAAGACCTTATGCCAACGAAGTATGTTGATAACAATTACCAACATCAAGAAAAAGTATTAAGTGATGCAAATTATCGTACCAATATGAAACCAAGATGCATGAATAATGACTTACCAACAAACAATCTATACATAGATGCTGAAGGAAATTTTTACCCTTGTTGTTGGATGGGAACGTATAGATACAAATACAAAAATGTATTTTCACCAAAGCAAAATAATTTCAACATTAAAGATACAACCCTAGAGGATATTTTAGGTAATGAAATTGTTACAAATTTTTTTGAGTCAACAAAACAGTTTACTTCTGCTCACGAATGTTGTAAACTACAGTGCGGAGTAAACAATGGCTGAATATACATTTGACGTACAAAAACTTTATATAGAAATGCTACTAGCAGATGCTGAATCATTTGCTAGAGCACAGAACATATTCAATCCTGGCTCCTTTGATCGTAAACTGCAACCTATTGCAAAGTTCGTCAAGGATTACATGGACGAGTACAAAGTGATGCCGGAGGTTGAGATAGTCAATGCACAACACGACATAAAGTTAAAAACAGCAAAGGATCTAGATCCAGCACACTTCAATTGGTTGCTAGACGAATTTGAAACATTCTCGAGACACAAGGCACTTGAACAAGCAATACTATCATCTGCTGATCTTTTAGAGAAGGGAGATTATGCTCCTGTGGAAGACATGGTCAAGGAAGCAGTCAGCGTGGGACTCACAAGAGATCTTGGAACAGACTACTTCGAGGATCCTCGAGGAAGACTCGAAGCCTTAAAAGACAACAACGGACAGATCAGCACAGGCTGGCAGAACCTAGACAAGAAATTGTTTGGTGGATTCAACAGAGGAGAACTGAACATATTCGCAGGTGGTTCAGGTGCAGGCAAGAGTTTGTTCTTACAGAATCTTGCAGTTAACTGGGCACAGGCCGGACTGAACGTTTGTTACATATCTTTTGAATTGAGTGAGCAACTTACTGCCATGAGGCTTGATGCAATGATGACTAACATTCCAACCAAGAAAGTGTTTCCGGAAATTGACAACGTTGAGATGAAGGTCAAGATGTTGAAGAAGAAATCAGGTAACTTGCAGATCAAATACTTGCCAAGTGGTAGCAACGTATTGGATGTTAGGACATATCTCAAAGAACTGGAACTTAAAAATAAAAAGAAAGTAGACTGTATACTGATTGACTACTTGGATCTCATGATGCCCAAGAGCAAAAGAATAAGTCCGGCAGACTTGTTCATAAAAGACAAGTATGTGAGTGAGGAACTGAGAAACTTGGTTGTGGAAAAACAGTGTGTGTTGGCAACAGCATCACAGTTGAACAGGGCATCCGTTGAAGAGATAGAGTTTGACCACAGTCACATCTCAGGTGGACTATCCAAGATACAGACAGCAGATAACGTGATAGGTATATTCACGTCCAGAGCAATGAAAGAACGAGGAAGATATCAAATACAATTTATGAAAACCAGATCAAGTTCTGGTGTAGGACAAAAAGTAGATCTAGAGTTTGACGTGGACAGTTTGAGAATCAGAGACTTAGCAGATGATCCCGAATACAAACAGTTTGACAAACAGCGTAGCACAATATATGATTCCTTGAAACAAACATCTAAGGTATCTGCAGGCGACAGTACACCAAAAGATGCTAGGCCGGAAGTGCCAGATCCTCGTAAGGGTGATACCGTAGGCAAAGTAAAAGCCACAGTCGAAGGTGGCAAACTGAGACAACTTCTAAACGAACTGCACTCAGATGAAGAACAGTAATGACATCGACTACATTTACGAGAAATTAAGTTCTCTCTATACAGAATATTCAAACCAGAAACCCAAAGCAAAAATATATTCAAAAGCATACACCAGTCTCATAGGTGTAATGCTGTCAGCACAATCACAAGACAAAAGGACAGCGGTCGCTTGTAGACAACTGTTCGCACTTGCTGATACTCCAGAAGATATGTTGAAACTGTCACAGGATGAAATCATCGAGGCGATCAAACCTGCAGGTCTGTTCAATGCTAAATCTAAAAACATACTTGCAACAAGTAAAATGTTATTAGAGGAGTTCAACGGAAGTGTGCCAAGCACACAGAAAGAACTGATGACGTTGCCGGGTGTTGGTAGGAAAAGTTCAGACATCGTGATGAGATTTGTATTTGGCGAACCACACATAGCGGTGGACACACACGTGTTCAGGATGTTATGGAGGCTTGGATGGGCCAACAGTCTAGATGAGGGCAAGGCTTCGATCACAGTCAACGATACAACGCCTAGCAAATACAAGTACGGTGCTCACATGTGGCTGATAACACACGCCAAACTTGTTTGTAAATCAAGGACGCCATTGTGCGAACAGTGTGTGATCAGTGCCGCATGCGACAAAAGAGATATCACAATTCCTAAAAATAAACTTCGCCAAAAAGTATAACCAAA